TCCCTTCTGTGTGGTGCTGCTCATGTCGAGCAACAAACCACAGGATCGAAAGCATGTCGTACCCAAACCAAGGGAATCCGAAACCCATGAGCGCCGCTGTAGCGAGTGATTACGTGCGCCAGATGATCCACCGCGAGAGCCGTGGACCGGGCGATTACGAGAACGCGATGGCGCGTCTCGAAGCCAAGTACGGATTGGGCTTCTGGACCCTCGATCATCTCAGGAAAAACAAAGCAAAGACGTGCGAGGTCACACTCTACGCGCGCATCAGGGCGGCATTCGCGGACCACTGCGGCAGGCAAGCAGCGCGTCTCCTTGAGGAAGCTAAGACGGCTCAAGCCGTGGAGCCCGACGACGATGTGGCAGCTATTCAAACTGAAATTGAGGCTCTGGTGGCTCGCTTGGCGGCTGCGAAGGGCAAGACGGAAAGGGTCGCGAAATGAACGCCCCTGAACCCGTCTCTCCCGGCTTACTCCGTCTTGTCATCCTCATGGCTCTGGCAACCGCTCCGCTGGCCTATCTGGCGTGGAGGGTGGTGCTTTGAAAAACCGGCTTCTCGACTTGAACAATCACCTTTTCAGTCAGCTTGAGCGCCTGACCGACGAGGGCCTGTCATCCGAGCAGATCGAGCAGGAAGTGAAGCGCGCTGATGCCGTTGTAGCAGTCAGCGAGCAGATCATCCGTAACGCTGACCTGTCGCTCAAAGCGGTGGCACTGATTGCTGTCCACGGCGACCGGTTCGCCTCGTCCCTGCCGATGATATCGCCTCCGACCACCCCGACTGGCGAGGATGCGCAAGTGAGGCCGATACGCCCACTCATCAAGGCGGCTGGCACATGAAGGGCGTCTATATCCCATACTCGTCAGATGAATTGGCATGGCTGGAAGCCAACCGCACGCTTGTCATCAGCGAATATCACCGCGCCTTTTGCGAGACGTTCCAGCGCGATGTGTCGGCAAAGAACCTCCATGCCCTACGCAAGCGCAAGGGCTGGTCCACGGGCAGGACTGGCTGCTTTGTCAAAGGACAGATGCCGCCGAACAAGGGCAAGAAATGCGCTCCTGGTACTGGTGGCCGTCATCCCAATGCGCGCCGGAACCAGTTTCGGAAAGGCAATCTTCCGCACAACACCAACTATCTCGGCCATGAGCGGTTTTCCAAAGATGGCTATGTCGAAATCAGCGTCGATGAGGTTGACCCGCACACTGGGTTCGAGCGCCGCTATGTCCTGAAGCACCGTTGGCTGTGGGAACAACAGAATGGTCCTGTGCCTGCCTGCATGTTCCTCAAGTGCCTCGATGGCGACAGGACGAACACCGCGCCCGACAATTGGGAACTGCTGCCACGCGCCGTGCTCCCGTACCTGAATGGGCATCGCGGCTTTGATTACGATTCCGCTGAACCGGAAGTGCGCCCAGCCATCATTGCTGTTGCCAAGATAAAGCACGCGGCTCGGTCTGCGCGGTCGAAAGCGAGGGCAGCATGACCCAGGAACGCATGAGCGCTGCCGAGGCGAGGGCGCAGCTTGCGCCTGCTGCCAAACCATCGAAGTACCGAAACACTCCCGTCACGGTCGATGGCATCCGCTTCGATAGCAAGCGAGAGGCTGCGTACTATTCAGAACTGAAGATCCGGGAGAGGGCTGGCGAGGTCGGCGGCGTCGAGCTTCAGAGGCCGTTCAAGCTTCTTGGCCCGAAGGGTGAGCTTATAGCCACCTACAGGGCCGATTTCGCCTTCTACGATTTCCAGCAGGATCGCTTCCGCGTCATCGACGTGAAGGGAGCACCAGAGACGGCAGTGTTCCGCCTCAAGAAGCGGCTCATGAGGGCGCTCAACGGCATAGACGTCGAGGTGGTGCGTTGAGCGCTGAACCCGAAAACACATTCATCACCATAGGCGAGGCGGCGCGGCGGCTGCTGTCTCGTTTGGAGCATTCCCGCGAGGTTAATCATGGCGCGCATCCGCAGCATCAAGCCCGAATTCTGGACGTCGGAACAGGTCATGGAGTGTTCGCCGAATGCCCGTCTCCTGTTCATCGGCTTGTGGAACTTCTGCGACGACAGTGGCCGTCATCCTCTGACACCCCGCCAGATCAAGGCACTGATCTTCCCGTCTGACGACTTCACCGTCGAGAACATTCAAGGAATGTTCTTGGAACTGTCGGCGAATGGATTAATCGACATTTATACCGTTGAAAACAAAGAGTATTTCCAAGTGACAGGCTGGCAGCATCAGAAAATTGATAAGCCTCAAAAGCCGAAATATCCCGGACCTGTCGCCGAACGCTCGGCGAACGGTATCGACGGAGAGGATAAGGGAGAGGATAGGAAAGGAGAAGAAGTAGAAGCTAACGCTTCTAGCGCTGGCGCGCCAAGTGCTGAAATTTTCTCCATGCCGGTAGACGCCAGAAAGGCGCTGTTCAGTGAAGCGCTTCCACTGTTGGCAAAATACGTCGGCAAGCCGGAAAGCTCGATGCGGGCGCTTGTTGGCAGGTGGCTGAAATCTGCCAAGGACGATGCGGCCAAGGTCAGCCGGATCATCGCCGAGACAGTGAGGGACGAGCGCGCCGATCCTGTGTCGTGGATCGAGAAATGCTTGAAGCCCGTCGATCCAGACGAAGCCATCTACAGGAACGTCCTCTGATGGCCGACATCACCGAAATCAAACGCATGTTGGCAGACCGCGCGCAGGCCGTGGCGGAAATGCTCCTGCCTGGTGGCCGCAAGGATGGGCCAGAATGGCGCGCCGGCTCTGTGGGTGGTGAGAAGGGGCAATCGCTTGGTGTCCATCTCGTCGGGCCGAAGGCCGGCGTGTGGCAGGATTTCCAATCAGGCGAGGGCGGCGACCTGCTGGACCTGTGGGTAGCCTGCAAGGGCGGCACGCTGTCCGAGGCGCTGGACGCAGCAAGGGCATGGCTTGGCGTCACAAGGCCAGAACCATACCGGGAGCCGAAGAAAACCTTCACCCGCCCGCCGAAGCCGCAATGCACCGAGCCACAGGGCCGCGTTCTCGACTACCTCACCGAAGACCGGAACATTCCGGCACAAATCCTGAAGTCGTACAAGGTCGCGGCACAGGGCAACGATATCATCTTCCCGTTCCTGCTGCCGGATGGCGTGCTGGCCCTCGCCAAGGCCAGAGAAGCGAAAGATGGGGCCAAGCCACGGCCTACCGCAGCGAACTGCGAACCGGTTCTGTTCGGCTGGCAGGCAATCCCGGCAGACTCCCGGCAGATCGTCATCACTGAGGGCGAAATCGATGCGCTGTCATGGGCGGCGTATGGATATCCGGCCATGTCGGTCCCATTCGGTGGCGGCAAGGGCGGGAAACAGAACTGGATCGAAAACGAATTCGAACGGCTTGAGCGGTTCGAGAGGATCTACATTTCGACCGACATGGACCAGCCCGGCGATGAGGCCGCAGCGGAAATAGCAGCCCGTCTCGGACGCCATCGTTGCTATCGGGTCAAGTTGCCAGCCAAGGATGCGAACGAATGCCTTGTGTCGGGCATTGGCGAGTTCGCAATGGGCGAGGCGCTGCAAAAAGCAGAAGCCCTAGACCCTGAAGGATTGCAAAGAGCCAGCGACTACGCCGACAAGGTCATTCACCTGTTCTGGCCTGCTCATGAGCAGCCACAGGGCTATTCCGTTCCCTACGGCAAGATATCGGACAAGCTCCTATTCCGGCCGGCAGAGATGACGCTGTGGAGTGGAGCCGCGGGGTCAGGCAAGAGCCAGATCATTTCCGACTGCATACCGCACTGGATCAAGCAGGGCAGCCGAATTTGCCTCGCCTCACTCGAAATGAAGGGTGAGCAGACACTACGCCGCATGTGCAAGCAGACGGGCGGGCTTGATCGGCCAACCGGGCCATTCATCGAACGCATACTCGATTGGCTCGACAGGGGCTTGCTGCTCTATGAGCGCGTCGGCAAGGCGGGTGTGCCGGCTTTGTTGGAAGTCTTCGACTATGCCCGCGCCAAGTACGGCTGCGACCAGTTCATCATCGATAGCCTGATGCGCCTTGGCATCGCCCAGGATGATTACAACGGGCAGGAAAAGGCTGTCTTCCAGATTGTCGACTGGACGATCCAGAACAACGTGCACCTGCATCTGGTGGCCCATTCCCGCAAGGGAGAACGCGGGCAAGGTGCGCCCGAAACCGAGGACATCAAGGGCGCAATGGAGATCGGAGCCAACGCCTTCAATATCCTGACGGTGTGGCGCAACCGTCGCCACGAGGAAGAACTAGGCGCAGCCAAGACTGAGGTCGAGCGCCACGAACTGGACCAGAAGCCCGGCGTCCTCCTGAACGTTGCCAAGCAGCGCAATGGCGACTTTGAGGGCAAGGTTGGGCTTTGGTTCAGTCAAGAGACTTACCGGTACCACTCGTCCTTCGACCGCAGCTTGTGGGATCGGGTGTTCCTCAATCGCGATGAGCAGGAGGCAGCATGAGCGCGAGAAAAAGACTGGAACGTCAATTGGAATGGCGCGAAGGGGCTGCCGGGAAAAAAGCCGCAGGTCTTCGCGGCATGGCAGGGCGCATCAATCTCGAAGAACTGGCAAAGCGCAGGGGTGAGATACCGGACGACAACCGCAATCTGACCGGCGTTGTCATGGGCGATCCCCTGCCGGGAGATCGGCGCAGGACATGGTGTCCTTGGCTGCAGGAGGCGCTGTGATGGCTTATTGGACGCCAGAACAGGATGCTCGCCTCGAAGAATTCATGCGTGAAGGCATGTCCGCCAGTCAGATCGGCGCACTGTTCGGCGTCTCGCGCAATGCGGTCATAGGCCGGGTTCATCGCAACAAGAAGCTCAAGGAAATCGGCCTGAGCCATCCACCGGGTAATCCCGGCAAGCGCGTCGAAGCGCTCAAGAAGCGCAAGAGCCGGGCGAAGCCTGCCGGTGAATTGCTCCGGACACCAAGGCCGCAGCCGCAACCGAAGCGCCGCGTCAAGGTCGTATCGCCATCAATCCTGTTCGAGCCCGTGCCACCTAAGCCGCTTCCTGAGCCCGTGTTCATCGCAGGCGAACGCCTGACTGTCGGCAGGCCGATTCATCTGCTCGGTGCCCATGAATGCCGATGGGCGGTGAATGACGCGGACAAGGGAGAGCTTCATCTGTTCTGTGGGGCACCGGCAGAAGGGCCTTGGTGTGAATGCCATCGTCGCAAATCAATCGGGATTGGCACGAGGAGCGAACAAATCGCCTCGCGTGTTCTTCTCGCCGCCTGAAAGGACCAGCACATGGGAAAGGTAGAGGAAGTCGCAAGGGCAATTTGGGCGGATCGGAAGAAAGCCGCCGCTGCAATAGGGATACCGTTGCAAGCGTGGGAGTTCGAAAGCGATGCGCTTCGTGCTGATGTGCGCAGGGAGGCCCGCGCGGCTATCGCAGCGATGCGAGAGCCGACTGAGGTGATGCTAGGCGCGATGAACGAGACAACGATCGAAGCGTGGGATGGAGATGCATTCTGGCCTGCGAAGGATGATTGCAAATCTCTGTTCAATGCCGCCATCGACGCCGCCCTCTCAGAAGACAAGGAGCAGGGGTGATGGGAAACGACTGGCTCACCGACGAGCTTATGC